CAAAACAAGCTGATTCAGTAAAACAGATGGTGGATTCTTATCTTCATGGTCTTGAACAGTTATTGGATAGTTTAGACGAGATGGTAATGTCTGATTACCTTGACATGGGGAATCGCCCCATGCTTGAGGATGAGGACAATCATACAATGGGAGATACTGCATCCCTCAAAGCCATGATGGAAGCGGCGAAGGCAGAAGTAATGAGGAGGTTAAGATAATTATGACAGCATTCGACAGAGCTTTTGATATCGTTAAAAATGATGGCATGATTACTCTTAGAATGCCAATGTCAGCATACAACACCATAATGGAAACATTGGCGATGGATATGCAATCAAGCATGATTGAACCCGATATTAGAGCAGACCTTTCGAGGGCTATGGATCAGATTCAAGAATTGCCGATGGTGCGAGAGGACTTACCGGGTGGTTCCGAATGACATCATTCGACAGAGCTTGGGACATCGCTAAGGAGGATGACCCCGATTACAGCAAGTTTGGCGAGAAGTTTGCACGGAAGATCATGGATATGAAGGAAGGTGCAAAGGGGCTCCCCGAAGGCACGAAGTTTTCTGACTTGACACCCTCGACTGGTTCAGGAAAGGTCAGATCGTTCGATAGAGGAGACATACATACCGAGGAAAGTCGCCGCAAACTCGGAGATATGATATCATATCTCAATGTGGACGGACCAAAGTCTCCTAGATATACTGATGCACAAGGACGCTCTACTTCAATGGCGTATCACAGAATGATAGACAGATTGAGAGAAGAACATTCTCTTGAAGACCGTCAGAAGATGGTTGAAAGATTGAAGCGAGAAGCTGCACTACAACAACCGGACACCAGACCTCTCATGCCTGAAGAGCTCAGCCCCGGACAACAGAGCTTCATTGATAGGACAAGAAGGGCATCGGCCATGCCTCCGAAGGAATTGCCGGATGAAACAGAAGAGCTCTCTGACTAATAATCGCCGTGTGTGCTGTTATTCATCGTCCCCTGACCACAGCTAGTGAACAGGACCCAAGCGTAAGGGTCTTTTCTTCGAGCTAATGCGAGCCATTCATCGTATGAATATCCGTAGCTGTTGTTGAGTCTCTCGTCCATGCAAGTCCTCTGGACGTGTCTCGTTGATAATGTTGGTGCAGGAGGAAGTGGTAGAAAGAAATGATTGCAGCATTCTAGGGGATGGCTGAGTTATTAGCACTAGACGAGTCGCTTCCTCCTGCAAACACAGCATCCTTTACAATCCTCTATGAATTGTCCGGCAGTCTTTTGATGAATTGTCCCTCATCGTGATAGCGTGAGTGACCACTTTGAGAAGAGCTGGCAGGACATGATGGCCAGTATTGGCTATCCACTTACTGAGGGCGGCACACTTGAGGGCATGAATCCAAGAGCTCAGATGAGAGGTCATCGAGTAGACCCTGCCGGAGCTGTGGCATATGCACTTAGAGACGAACCGAGTGGTAAGGGTCAGAAAGCGACTGAGGGCTCCGAAGAACGATTTAGAGACCCAGATTTTACATCTAAGAAGGGGCGTTTTGATACTGTTGTCCAAGATCGTAGTTTAGCACCGTTCAATGTGAGAGGATTCAGGAACAATCAACTATTCGGCAATAGAAGACTTCCATCTCCTACAATAACGGAAGAGGGATTAGACCCCTTTGGCTCAGGTATGCTATCTCTTCAGAGAAATATCAGAAGTCCAGCTGGCAAAAGAAGGATGCAGACACTTGGAGCTACCAACATACTCCCCCTGTTGAACCCCCGTGTTCAAATTGACAGGAAGAAGCAGGTTGCAGCTATGGGTGGCGACAAGAACGAGCACCTGTGGTCAGCTGGTGACTTAGACCAAGACAGGATGCTTAATCTCCTGAGTGGCGATGAGGAGCTTGATCTGGGCATGGAAGGCGTCAGCGTCGCTAGAGGTCCGTTCGGTGACGCTATGGTCATGGATGACAAGACCGGATTACCACTGCCACATCTCGCATACTCCGTGTTTGACTTGAAAGACCCGGCCAAGACGAAAGGCAGGTGGAGACCCGACAACCGACTCTTCAGAGATGTCGATGCCGGTCAAGACTGGAGGGAAACGATAACCGGGCCCAAAAACAAGGAAGGCAGAATCACGGGTTCGATAGACCCCGTTCTAAGAATACCTGTGCCCCTTGAAGGCGGTGGTGTTGGCATCCCAAGATTCACCGATGACTCAGGATATAGGTTTGAAGGCATACCCGTCCCCATGAATTTTGCAGCTCACGAGGGTGAATTGGGGCTTGAAAGAGGCGTATCCACTGGATCGAAAGGGATATTCTTCAGGCCCGAAGACCTGACCGATGCTGGCAGGGACGTGTTTGACACAGCTAGGCGTGGCGATGTGATACGCCTGTCGGGTGACAGCTTCGAGGATGCTTGGGATTTAGCGAAGGCTCGCTTCCCCGGCAGGAGAAGGGAATGGGGACAACCCGGAGAGATGTTCTTTTGGGAGAGCAAACTTGGTGGAAAGCTACCCCCAGCTGTAGCATATGCTAAAGGGGGGGGCGGAAATAGGGACATTTTTGACTACGTAGAGGTCAATCCCGACAAACTCGAACAACTCATAGGCCCAAGAGAGGACAGATTCGTCCCTGACTACCCGCTTGAAGGCATGGAAATACCACGTTTTAGTGGCTCACAGAAAGAAGCTGATCAATTAGCTCTATTCGGCAACCCGAACAAGATGCCGGGGATTTCAATGCTCGATATGCCCATGCACACCTGTCACATAACTGGAAGCGGTGCTTGTGAGGCTTGTTATGCTGCACAGAACAAAATGGCATTCAATCCCGCACAGAGGAAGTATTATCGGAATAAATTAGCTTCATTGGAGGATTTACCGGGAATGATGTCGGCAATTCAAGAGAGAATGTATGACAGGGCCATGAAGACAGCTGATTACAGTAGAAGTGCGAATCCAGATATCCGAGGTAAGGGGTTCATTCGGCACAAGGCATCGGGAGACTTTGGAAGCCCCGAAGAGTTTTCAGCGGTTTTTGACCTTCTACAACAACAGAGCCCTGAAGAGCTCAGGGACTTGAGGCATTGGATATCCACACGGCAGTATCCGTATCTCATGGAAGCTATGGAGGCCAGAGGCGGCCCTCAAGAGGACTTCCTACCTGAGAACGTGAACATTAGAGTATCACTACCTCCGACTAACAGGATGCCAAGTAAGTTTAGTGATCTGGAGTTAAACCCAGCTGTTTCAACTTCTGGCTTCATCCCCAAGGAGTTTGCCGTTCCTTCTGACATGAATGAGGTGTGTCCAGCTACGATCCACGGCAATCAACAGAAGTGCGATGAAGTTATGGACCCTGATACCGGACTCTTGGGTTGCAGAAGGTGCTTCAGAAGAAAAGCACCTGTAAATTACTTAGAGCACGGTAGTAGATTGAATGATATTCTGGAGAGGCAGTTTGCCCGTATGACTCAGAACGAGTGAAATCGCCTTCTGATATCTGCCATTGATGACAACTGTCTTAAGGCTGACAGGGGTCACATTGACCAATGAGCCGACACGTTTCTGTCGTTATGCAGGACGAATTATTCCGTAGAATGGAAAAAGAAAGGGGAAGAGAATCTAAGTCGTCATACGTGAATCATGCACTTCAGCATTATTTTCGGCTACTAGATGAACTGAAAAGGGAAGGAAAGATATGAAGCCAAGCCAAACAACACCAATGTGGAGCCCACAACCAATGGAAACAACGAATAGAGTAGATGTAAATCTTATTGCTATGCTGTTGTGGCAGTCGTTACTGACTGGTACAGCTGTAGGTATATCTCACATGGGGTGGTATCTATCAGATGCTCCCGCCGGAGAGATGGGGTTGCAGTATGGTTTGATCGCGTTCGGTTTCTTATGCACGTCTATGGTTCTGTTCCAAGTGGGGGGCGTTAGGGACAGTATGGCCATGAGAGCTGAGTTCTCAAAGGAGGCGAGCTATGACAAGTGGTTCAGGCAGCAGATGCAAATGCAAAACAGAAGGATGCAAAAACAGCAATACTACACCGAGATGCAACAGCAGATGCAAGTAATGCAAGCACAATCAGAGGGCCGTGACGTATTTGGCCTACCAAACGCCCCGAACTCTGAGGACGAGCAGCAGTCCTAGACGAAAGGGTGGAAATAGATGTGGCCATTTACTACAAGACAAGAACGCCAAGCAGCAGAAATGGCTCAGATGCTAGCCGAAAACTCATACGAGCGAAAGATGGAGAGAATCGCCGGCTGGGTCCGAACGACTGTCGCTCTGATTGTTGGTGTGGCAGGGACGTTCGCATTGTTGATCATACTAGACGAGTTGGGCACTTCGCCTATTGGCGTCTGGGAATACCTGAAAGACCACGTCTAGGTGGGCAAGCCGCATGAGTGCGGTTATAGCGGGCCATCTTTTGATCGGGTCTATTTCTGCATTGCAGAAGATGTATAGAATACTAAGGCCATACAAAGTAGGCATATATGGCCCTAGTATGACTGGAAAAACCACTCTTGACCAATATTTGACGGTTCCCGGCGACATTGACCCCATACCTGTTGAAATGCGAACTTCACACGCAATGGTCAATGGAAGGCCAAAGCTTCCGAAGCCACACCGCAAGCTAATTCGTTGGAAAAAGGATAGAGTTCCAATAAGTAACGCTGATGTAGCTGGTCAGGCACAATTCAGAAATCTTTGGATCGAAGATATGTTTTCCAGAAAGTGTGAGATAGTAATATTCATGGTTGACCATCGCGTTTTGACCAGTCCGTCGTTTCTAAAAGAGTCATTAGCCTCATTCAAGTATCTAATAGACAATATCACCAGAACGGATGTTAGCACAGTCATATCAAGAAAGGCCAAAAAAACGGCTAGGTCTACTTATTCCCCCAAGGTTTTCTTATTTTTGATAAACAAAATGGACGTTTGGTGGACTCCCGAAGCCAATGTACTATGGGCTAATCAGCTACAACGTGAACATCCGATAGTGGTTCCATTTAGATCAGAATTAAGAAGGCTCAGAAAAAAGGGGATACGAGCGGAGATAGATGCTATTTCTGCCCAACATGGCGTAAATGTAGAAAAGGTCTTATTATCCATTGTAGAACTTCTCTGACAGGACTATCTTTATTTGGCTGACAGGGTTGGGATGGCTAACATGAACCTCAGTTCGATGTGGCCGCTCGGCAATTCCAACGCGAAACTATCCGGTTTGACCGATGAGCAATTGAAGGTTGTTTCTGCTAATACTGGTATTTCTCTCAATATATTAAAAGCTCAACAAAGGGCAGAAATGGCAAATGCAGGAGCTTCTGGCGGTTTTGGAGGTCAAGACGAGGTGGTGCCCACTGTAGAAGTGGCCTTGATCCAAGACCCTAAAAATCCTAAAAAGGCCAGAAAAAAGAATATCAAGAAGCTCAGAAAGGCTCTAAGGCCGCCAAATTACTTCTTAGGCATTTGGAGAATTTATCGCTACAATGGCACCTTTGAGTGTGCGTGTTGCGGGACGGATGTCAGAAGATTCTTAGAAGGGGATAACGATTATGCACAGATAGTCGATTACGACGTTGGCTTGAGTTTAGCCGACATATACTGGTTTGACGAAGAAACGGGCAATTCTTTGATACCACATGCAAGGACAAGAGGAGACCATGGTGATGAGATGAATAGTACCTTGTGCCCTGCACATCTTCACATATATCACACATTGAGAAAGCTCGTACAAGAGCAAGAAATGGAAGAGGACGGTTTGCGTCCTGTTGCCAAAGGGACGAAATTCTTGAAAGTCCCCGGCATGAGCACTTTAATGGGCGGAATGTCCAGTTCTAATAATCGAGCAACTACTGACTCATTGGTGAAATATCAACCATTTTTCAAGATGATTAGACAGGATGCTGAACATAAGAAGGGAATAGTCCTACAGCAATACCCTAATCCCATAACAGGAGTGGCCGACCTCGTGACAGTGACATTTGACCTCAGAGCTTTACAAATTGAAGACGCTCTGTTACAGAGAAGCACTATGGGCATGGGAGCTCCGATCCCGTCCGGTGTAATGCCTCCTATGCCTAATGCAAACATGCCACAAGCACCTACAACTCCCCAAGTACCTAATAATGAGGCACGGACGGGACAATAAAAAGGAATGTGATTAAGAATGGGTTGGTTTTTCAACAGAAACGAGACGACAACACCCGCTCAAACTTTTGGTGCTGCTAGTAACCCTATGGGGGGATATGGTGGAAACATGGGAATGGGTGCTATGGGTGGATATGGAATGCAGCAAAACGGTATGATGGACCCGATGCAAATGCAGATGATGGGGCAGAATCCCATGATGCAACAAATGGCAAATGACCCTGTAATGGCTACTTCACGACTGTTGCAGTATTACGATCCGGTCTCGGCGTTTATTGTGTCTCAGAATTTTGCTACTACAATGAATCTTGTGGGTGAAGTAATGACCATGGCTTTGAAGGACTTCTTTGCCAATGTAAAACTCACGACCGACGAAGACGGAAAAATATCTCTTGATATGACTACTTTGCCGAATAATATCGCAACCATGTCCGCAGAAAACCTAGCTTTGACTCTTCAGGGGCTTCAAGGAGCTGCTAATCAACAGCTACAGATGAACTCCCAGCAAACGCAAATGCTTCTACAAGCTCACAACCCTATGTTAAGCGGGCAAAACCAACCCGGCTTCTTTGGTAGTATGTTAGGCACTATCCTTGGCCAACAGATGCAACAGGGTGGTATGCCATCGATGGGAACAATGGCCGCAGGAGCATTGGTGTGAGGTAGATAACATGGAAAGAAGAGATGACAAACGACCTAACAGTCAGCCATATGGGACGAACATGATGGACACCACCATGGAGATGTTCGCACCGAATAAGATGCTTGTAGAGAGCGCGACCATGATCTTCATTATTGCATTCTCTCTTTTGATTACCGCTGTGATGCTATGGAAAGGCCCTAGTATGGACCCGACATTCTCGATGCTAGCTATCTTTGGTCTGTTCTTCACCTTCTTCTTAGCAGTCAGACAGTATGCAGCTTTTCGCTGAGCCCCCCATCAATGTCGATGGCGGGGCCTTACCGTCCTCCGACAACAGCGGGCTATAGACGAGAAAGAACATATTATAACCCACTTGATGTAAATAGAGACGGTAAGGTAAATCTAAAGGATTTGAAAGCAGCTAAAGACAAAGTAGTGAATAAGCTAGACCAAGACGGAGATGGCGATTTTGATCTACAAGACCTTCACGCTGTAGCTGATAAACTAATAAATAGAAAAAAGACATGTTCAAAGTGTGGTAAGAAGCTCAAGAAGAAGAGCAAGTATCAAACGGGGGTATGTGTGGAATGCTACAGGAATCCTTCTGATGAGGAGAGATGCATAGCGGTGACTTCGTCAGGAAATCGATGCCAAAGACGCATATCCGACAAATCCCACAAAGGTTATTGTGGCATACATATCAGAAAGTATGAAGCACAATAGCCAATAACCATGGTATAACATGATTAGACCATGAGTGGTCGGCGGACTCGCAAAACTTGTCCATTCTGCCAGCATCCAGAAAGGGATGAGCTTGAAGCTAATTTTCGAGCAGGAGTCATCGATCTCAATATATTGGATAGAGATCAGGGGTGGCCAAATGGCACATCGCACACTCATATGAGAAGGCACAGCGGTCAATTCACCAATCAAAGCAATGTTGAATGTCCTATATGCACACACCCCGAAAGAGCAGAGATAGAGGCTTCTATACTAGACCAAAGAGCTAGTATAATGGATTTCTCGGAAGAGTTGGACATTGCCGAGTCTGCAATAAGCTATCATATGGAAAAACACACCAAGCCTCTGATACAGCGTCAAGCTAACATAGAGGTTTTACCTAGAGCTATACAGACTACAACAGACAGCTTGGAAAGAGTCGAAAGAAACATGAATCGAATGGATAACATCTTATCACTTCATTTGGATCGTGTTGAAGAACAGATGATTAACTCTCCAGACTTAGTATCTACGAAAGACCTAGACCTTGGTATAAAATTGCACAGAGAGGTGCGCGAAACTCTTGGAGAGCTCGCTAAATGGATGGATAAGCTCAAAGAAGTCGATAAGGTTGAAAGCGTGTCTGTGATTACCATCATGCAACAGTATTTCTCTGAGAAGGCTCCAGATGAATGGAGAACGATTAGACACATGCTAGCTGAAGCAGGAGTGATGGACGAATGAATGACCCCTTAGATCGCCCAAGTCATGATGACCTTCAACTCAAAACAGGTATTTATGCTGATAGATTCTCCGAAGTTCTTCACAGTTCATTTCCGAAAGATTGGAGCTCGCTTTTTCTCTTTATGGACGCACTTGACTTTGTGGTTGAACAGTGGAAGGAGTCTATGGTCTACTATGGCCTTGGTGAAGAAGCCGAGTTAGCCGCTTCAGAGGTCCTCATTCAAAATGCGGTCACGAGATGGGTAATCTATCAATTCGTTGCAGAAGATAACGAAGATGTAGATTTTGTAGAAGTGATGAAGGAATTAAACGAACTCAAACAGTGCTATGTTGACATCGCAAAATCATATGCCAGAGACCCGATCCTATCTCATTGGTACCTCAATTTACCTTTACATGTATCCGGTTCATTCAAAGCTATCAGGCAAAAAGAAAGAATCGAGAGAATGAAAGAAGACCTCTACAATGCTGAGGCAAGAAAGGCACTGTATAAGTAGGGGGTAAAAAAATGGTTTCAGCGAATCCTCGTGATATTGGCAACCTATACCGTCCAAGGACTCAGGAGTTCACGGGTGGACACAACCCTAGAGAAGTTCTCGACCTTCAAATCAATCCGAATGAGGATGATGACGGTTTATCTCACAATTCAAGAAATACCACAGAAGACAAGGAAAGTAGGGAGCAAAGAGACCCTAAGAAAAGAAGAGACAAAGCTCTGCGTGAACTAGCTCCTGCCTTGCAGCACATATCCATCAAACCTGAGACAATGGATGACGTAGTTACGAGGTCTCCTCGCTTTGATGAAGAAAACAAGCTCCTCGAATCGGGGTTGGGCGTTGATCTTGGAGCTAGAGGTTTGTCATTGGCTGTCGGCGCGAACCGTGGCCCAGCTAGGAGCGATACGCCGTATGTCACATATGGGCGTGACAATTCATTGGGTGCCTTTGGTAAAGAGGACCTTCAGAAGGCTAAAAGGAAGTATAGAGGTAGGAAGTATTCCGAAGATGAGGAATCCGAAGAAGAAGAGAAGAAATCTAAGCGTTCTAACAAACGCAAGAAAAAGAGGTCTGGTAGGAAGGGCAAGAAAAAGGCAGGGGGTAAGCTTAGAGGGTCGGCTAGTCGTGATCCGAAGAGGACTTCAAGGACTCGTGCCGCAGCTGTTAGGCATACGGTAGACAGAGATAGCAAGAATCAAAAGTTTGGGAGACAGCTTAGTCGTCGCTTCGGTTTGGGGTCTTCTACTGAGCTACCTCTCAGGCTCAGAGACCCGATAGCATATGCACGTAAGTTAGCTAATGAGAAGCTCAGGCGAGAGACTGGTGCCTTACCTCGTCAATTTACGCCACACCGATCAGCCGGTGCTGGTGTTTCAGAAGGACAGACCCGTGGGGGCTACATCGGAGGTTCAAAAGGGGCAGGGACTCGTATGGCCTCTCCTCCACAAATGGGTACTAGCATGAGGTCGGGAGCTGCTCTTGATAGATTGTTAGCAGGAGCAGTAGGAGACCCGCTCGGAACTAGCGACCCCCTCGTTTCTAAAATGAAAGCAGGAAGTTTGTCAAGAACTGAAATTATCGCACTCAAAAAGAAAATAGAGGCTCTTCTCCGTAAATTAGACAAATTAGCGAAAAACTCACCAGAACTCGAAGAAAATGCAAAGAGAGGGGCACAGCCATCAGAAAATATAGCAACTTCGCCCACAGGAGGAACCAAATTGGAACCGGGCTACGAAGCTTGGCAGTTTGAAGACCCCACTATCAGTTTCGAGAGTGGAGTGGTGGGTAGGAAATGATTGGACGCTCTTGGGTGTTTGACTTTGATAGATATGTCATCCAGAAGGGCTATGGTGCCTTTGACATGGATGCTTTGGCACAAGCTATTCTAGCTAACCCAGATGAAGGGCTAAGCCTTCTCTTTAGCGACCCATCAATAAGGATAAATGTCTTGGAAAGCGAACTGACTGGTGTCGAGATAGATGCCATTGATATGGCCTTGAAGACTACCCTCGATCCAGAGTTTCAACGAGTCGCTCAGGCTATACACGACGGTCCAACGAATCCTGAGTACAATAATGCCATAGCTCTCGCAATACGTCAGGGAGCTCCATTGATTAACAGTGGAATAGAACAACAAAATAGGATGAATGCAAATGCAGGAAGGGGGTTTGAGAGTATGGACCCTGCATTCACCATAGACCAAAACGGGGTGACTGTAAATTCGCCTTGGCGAAGAGGGGCTATGGCTCAAATGGGTGCACAGATAACGGATAAGAAAACACGGGCCGTCAATCCCTTTGATAAAAGTGGAACTTTGGTTACGCACATTCTTTCCCCTAAGATGTCCAAAAACACACCAGAGGGGTGGGCGCGTCCCTATGAAGAAGCTCTTCAATCGATGGGAGTGGATAAGGGAGGCAGGAGAGATAGGTACATCAGAGCACACAAAGACCCTTCTAAGCGAAGAACGGTTAGCTTTCATGACGACACACAATTTCTTCAATTCAAAGATTCGATTCTCACGTCCTCACAAGTCAATCCACAGCCATCAACAGAAGAAGCAGCAAGTGCGGCGGTGGGTGATTACCTAGCTACGAACAATGCATTCACCACCACTGGTCTTCATCATCACGCATTAGAATCCACATTAGCTAGGAACATGAGAGCAGATGACCCGGAGATGCCGATACTCGATGAGCAGTTAGAACAGGAGCGGGTAGAAGATCAACTCAAAGAGCCAACCGCACCACCAGTTCCTGATTTTAATCAGATGAGGTCAATAATACACCCAGAAGATAGAGATCAGAAATGGCTTAACAACATGCAGAGCAATACGAATGCATATCTTATGAACAACGCTACAGGTAAAATCAATCAAAATGTTGTTGATTATCTGACTTCTCCAAAACACAACATGTCTGAAGAAGAAGCTCGTAAGCTCATTACAGACGTTAGATTTGGAAGAGGTAGCGGTGGCGTTACTCGCAGGTTCATGGACGCTTTGACTCAGCACCATTCGTCTAGCGGTATAATGCCCGGTCACTACGAAGGAGATGCAGAATCTACCGCTGATCCTATATCAACTACTGATAGTCGTCAACCTGTTGTAGAACAACCACCAGTACAGACACCAGACCCAACGGCTCCAATTCCTCCTGCTTTTCCTCCTCCTGCTGCTCCAATACCGATACCAGACCCCAATCCTCCACCTCCACAGGGCGTCATGCCTCCTCCAACTAGAACTAGAGCTGCTCCTCCTGTACCTGACCGAAGTAGGCTATTGCCTATCGAGCAATCACCTGCACTTCGTAGATACCTCATGTCTACCATGCCCGGTATAAAAAGAGATATACCATCGTCCGACACACCTGCACGGGGCAGTGGAGGCGATAGCATAGAAGAACAAATCGCTCAAATCATGTCTCAACTAGAAAACGGCAATCCAAATGTGTCTAAGAGTGCAGCTTCAGATATCGAAGGATACCTAGAAATGGTTCAAATGGAGCTCGCTAAGGCAGTAATTGAGGATAAATTTGATGTGCCCGATTTCAATATAGATTCTCCGACTGACATAGCTATGATGGGCGCACACATTCAAAGACCGACTACAGATGTGATCGGTATATTGTTCACAAAAGGGGATTGGCGGAATATTGCTAAGACGATGGGGATTGAGCATGAAAAAGTACAGTTGGTGAAGGTGGCGTTCTCATGATTGAATCATATCAGAACCGCAGCGTATCGGATATGCTCTTCAAGCATTTCGTAAAAATGACTCCACAACAACAAGAAGCTATTGATTTCGCATCTAATGCTCAATTGCCTCGGAAGGAATCAAAGAGAACGATGTCCGATGAGAACCTAAGAGCGGGAGTAGAGAAGGTAACTGGGTCAACAACAGCACCAAGGGGTAACTTTACTGAGAGATTAAATGCACTCAAGCCACAAGCTACGCCCTCACCAGAACCTAAGTTTGATGGCAGTATGTTCAATCTACCACAGGCAAAGGGACCTGAAATGCCTGAGAATGCACCCGAAGGAACACAAATGATCTCCGGTAGAGCCGACTACAGTAATGTCGCACCGACCAATAATCCTGAGAAAGAAGCAGCAAAACCTGAGTTTGGTGGCTTTGACTCAGAGAGCTTTCGAGATATGTTCGGTCAACAGGTCGAAAATGCACCTTATCAGGATAGGAGAATTAAGTCAGGCGGTGCTTTCAGAAACACTGCCGATGCGACAATGGACCGCCTTTCGGCCATAAGAAGGGGCAAACTACCAACCGCTGCCAATGCAGCTGAGAGTCAGAGGCTTTCCACTCGTATGACGCCAGACCAACAAGCTAGGAGAGTACGAACTCAACAATCTACTTTAGAACGGGAGAAAAGAGCTAGGGCTACAAACAGACAGGACACTAAAATGAATACTCTGATGAGCAGAGCTCCGGGTTCTCCATTCGCGGGAACGAAACCACGAGAGGTTCAAGGAGCTTTGAAAGCGGGCCTTAAAGAAGGTTCTGAACCAGCCACAGCAGGATCAACGACGCAAACAGGAACACAAACAGAAACTGAGCAGCCATCCGTAGAAGAAGCGACAAGAGTCCTTTCCACAGGGAACGGAAACCAGCGAAACGCAAGAGGTGGAGGCGCACTGTTTGGGGGTAAGGACGGTGGCGTAAAAATACCCGGCGTCAGGGCAGCTGCAAACTACTCAGCACGGAACCCCGGAAAGACAGGTGCCATGTTAGGGTTGCCAGCTGCTTACGCCATGTTCGGCGGGGCTCTTGAAGGTGGAATAAATTTAGCTAGAAGAGGTTTTGACGCTATTCAACAAAGACAGAATCCAACAATAACACGTAGTCTCGCAGAATACAACCCCGAACTATCTATTTTGCTTAAGACGCAAGCAGGTATGAGGGCACGTCGAGACATTCGATCAACGGAGGTCATTCGGTATGCCTACGGATGATACGTTTGATGTTGCTTGGGGTCAAGTATCCAATGACAATCTCCAGAAATTTAGTTTTTTTGAGGGCCTTGCTAGGGATTTTGGGTTTGAAGACTATGCAAATCGAATGAGAGACCGAGAAGAAGCTCAGCAGCAACTCCAAGCAAGTCTCCGGGCAGGTCTTGTTGATTCAAACACACCATATCAGAACATGGTGGCAACACAACAGGCCATGTTCGCAGAACAAGAAGCAATGAGACAAGCACAACTCCGTGAACAATTAGCTGCACTCCAAGCTCAACTGGCCGAACAAGAGTCTTCAGAGGCAGAAACCGTAGGTGACACTATGGGGCAACCTCCTGTACCTTCTGACGACGAAACCGAAGCAGAAGAAATAACCACAGTCGAAAGCGCGGAAGAAGTGATGGGTACTCCGCCGGAAGCCCCTTCCGACAAAAGGACGAAAGAGATTGGTGAGTCTTTTGACCTTGATATCGAACCAGACCCTTCATTGGGGCAATTATCTACTGATTACGAGTTCAATGCTATTGATATGATCACAGGGGCCAATGAGCTCGCAGATAAGAGAACTGCAAATGAGCATTTGACAAGTACAATCTACAATTCTAGTCTTGGGGATGAAAAGGCACTGAGGGTGCTATACGAACTTAGCAACCCAGCGGCCTTTCAAGGAGCTGTAAGGACGACCGGGATTCCTGAAAGCACATTGAAAGATATGCTAAAAGAGGCTACAAAGAAAGCCCAAGGAACAGTGGATAGCCGAAGAGCGAAGGAAAGTCAAGATAGCTTGGCCGGAGAAACTGATTCGGTCGATGTTACAATGACAGGGGGGTCGCCCGAAGAAGATAGAACAACGGTTAAGGTAGGCGGCAAGAAAGGAGCCATAGAGCTACCTCTCAAATTCACTGAAAACCAAATAGATAACGTCCGGCCCGACGTGTTTGAAACCGATGATAAAGGCGATGTAGTTACAACAACGGGTAGAAAGGGCCCCACAAAGAAAAAATCCGATGATATAGTCTCAGATGTTTGGAGCGTTGTCAAAGACCCCTTCGCAAATCCTTTTTACAATCGGAATGCTTTTGCTATGACTGACCAAAAACCACCGGAGGTGACATATGATGATACTCCTACATTCGAGGTAGATACTAGCTTACTCAAAAAAGCGGGTCCAGAGAATGCACTCAAAGAGGCCGGTTTCGATAGCAGATCGGGTGATGATGTTAGCTTATTGCCAACGTCTATTTTTACACGGGACGATACTCCTTCTGTAGATAATATGAGTTTGTTGCCAAAGGGGTGGAAAGCAGATGAGTGAAGCCGTTCAGAAACTGACCAGCAAAGTCGATTTCGACATGGGTCGGCGCGATTTTAGATTCTTTTTTGAGGACATATGCGGTTTTCAATTAGCAGATTTCCATAAAGAATGGTATGAGATGGCACAGAACAATAGCAAGATATGCGTCATAGCCAGCCGTGACCACGGCAAATCGGTTTTCTTTAGATGCTATCTATTATGGAGGATGGCTTACAACCCCAATACTGAGGTTCTTTTCTTCAGCCACAGCCAGCATCAATCTATAGACCACATGGCTAAGATGGATGAACTCATCATGACAACCCCCGCTCTAGCTCATTTGAAGCCAAAAAGAGGTTGGGCAAAGCAGCTATTCAAGATGACTAACAAGTCATCGATCAGGGCTATGTCTGTCGGTAAGGCTGTTCGTGGTGCTCACCCTGATATCGTGGTCCTTGACGACATATTGTCAAGTGAAGCCCAAACTCAGCTCAAAGCCATAGCCACATGGTTCTATACAGCTTTACTACCCGTTCTTCACCACACCGCTCAACTATGCATAGTAGGTACGCCTTTTTCATATACAGATTTGTATTCGGAGTTAAAAACTCTTGACGGTTATTCGGTGGGAGAATATCCAGCTATCAATGAAGCCACGGGTGATCCTTTATGGCCGGAAAGATGGAATCTTGATGCGTTAAATGCTAGAAAGGGAGAAATGACCTCTATTGCATTCACAAGAGAGTATCTGTGTAAGCCAATAGCTAGTGAGTCTAGCTTGTTCCCCGAAGAGGTGCTAGACCGAGTGAAAGACGATAGCTTGTCTTTGTCCTATTATCCAGACCCCGATGAGAGTCTGAACTACTATATTGGATGGGACCCGGCAATCAGTGCTGACCGTAGAGCAGATTATACCTGTATGATTGTTATTGGTATGAATGAGAATAGGCATAAACGGGTCATACACGTACACCATGAGAAAAACATGGATTTCAATCAGCAGATCGAGAAGATAATCGAACTCAATGCAAGATTTAATCCTGTTATAATAGAGCTTGAGACGAATAACTTCGCTATGGCCTTTAATCAAGTATTACAAGAAATTAGTGATCTTCCGATTAAACCATTCAATATGAGTAGAATGAAGAAAGAAGCTCTTATTCACACCTTACAATTACACTTTGAACAAAAACACCTCTTAATTCCTTACAAAGATGAAGGAGCTACTAGAAGGCACATGAACGCTCTTCTCACTGAATTATCATATTTTACCATGTTAGAGAACGGTAAGATGGAGAGCTTGGGGGCTCATGACGATATGGTCATTGCCTTGGCACTTTCCGTTCAAGCTACAAAAGAGTACAGAGAGAATATTGTGATACTCGATGGAGACACATGGCGTAGTAGATTGGGGTGGGCCGATGCTTGAGAAGCGGTATATTGAAGGTATAACGGGCGTAGAGTCCCTCGGTGATAGTATAGAGAAGATAGCTCCGGCCGTTGCAGCAGCAGGAAAATTAGCAGTAGGGGCAGCCGCAGGAGCAGCTGTTGATTATGGAAAAGACCAGTTGGTTCAGGCTGCAAAAGAAAGACTATCTGGAAAAGAAAAAGAAGTGGCTACTGCTACTCAAGAGCTTGCTTCTGCTGAGGAACAAGCCAAAAACAACGCGACCGTAGAAGCTAACAGGCAGAAAACAGAAGCCGGACAGGGAGTTGGGCTCCGAGGAATGGATAACCCAGAAAGTGATACGCCGGATGGGGACCAAGAAGGCACTGAGGTAAATGCGCCAGACAAGACAGGGCTAAATCAAGACCCAAATGAAATCAAGCTGTCAATCGATAGGAATTGGTTCGTCAACAATTTTGGTATGACTGGTTCTGAGATGGCCTCTTTACTGATTCTCAAAAACGAATTATCTACATTGGATGCGTTATATCCCTTATTGATACAGGAAAAACAAGCAATATTGTCTTCCTTCCCCGGTGTTTCCCCTAGTTTAGTAAAAAGTCTCCCATTGACAGATGTGGATTATGACAACCTAAACAGATATTCAGATAGGCTTGGAATCCCATTTAGGAGGTTTGTTAAAATGTGGTCAGGTGCAAATGACCCCTCTTCACAATTAAAATCCTATCAAAAGTGGAGAGAAGTTATTGACGCCGATCTTAGACTTTCTATGCGCGAGAGAAGCATACTCAAGCAGTGTGCAGACCTCTTATTGACTAGGGGAGCGTTAAACGCGCAGACTCTGAAGTTCAATGGCGTCTCTGCAAGTCCAGCTGAAATTTCGTCCTTGATAAAGTCGCACGGCTTCCTTTTCGACATAATTTCTGTGGGTGAAGTTAGTAAGTCTGTGGGTAGAGGTCTTTTCTATGATGTCAAAAGAAGAGATGTCATACTCAAAGACGCTGGTAGATTCATAGCAGGACTCATCGAAAACCATGCAACGGTCAAGTACGATAGTCGTTATAACCCCAGATTAGAGCTTAGCTTCTCAGCCCCAACCGCACCTTGGTACGCTACAGCTTTGAACCAAGAGCTTGGGGTCGATGCTGTGACTGCTGCGAGCCACGGCCTCTGCATACAGGGAGAAGAAGGAATAAGAAAGGCGTTTGACCTGTCCTATTCACATATAGAGAATCCAAAGACAAACATATCATTGTTAAAGAGAGCTATAGACGGAGATGATGACGCTATGGTGATTATAACTCATGATTCCCTCAAAAAGAAAGACCAAGTAGCTTTTCTCAAATCAAAAAATATTGGTGTTGAAGCGTTTGATAAGATCAAGGAGGGCGTGTTCTAATGTCACTAGATAAGCAGAGGATGGACCGTTTGTTCTCAGCGGTCGGCATGGATATGGAAAGACACTCCACTCCTACTCCTACGATGCCGTTATTTACATCTGGTGTCCAAGAACCTGCTCTTTTACAGGGGATTACAATTCCAGCTCTATATGCTGCTGCATATGAATGCATGGTGCTTCGCTCTATACTAAACCATCTCACCGTTGAAACCTTTAGAAAAGGATGGGGCTGGAAACCGAACTTCGTCGTGAAGGGTGTTAGTTCGGATAGAGAATATAATCAGGAATATGAAACGGACCCCGAAGATGGAGGCGAGGTTCGTAAAGCTGACCGATCCCAATTAGAATATGCAGATGCCGTATTCAGCTCAAAAAACACCATGGGCCAGTCATTCATTGATGTTTTGAAAGAAATAGAGATGGATTTGAATATAGTCGATGATGCATATATCATAGTTACAAAGGAATACTTCGTTGATCCAAAATCAAACAAACCGGCTTTCTACAGAGTCAAAGAAATTACAAGGGCAGACCCCATATTCATGAGAATAGTTTCTGACAAGAGAGGAGTCCGTGGTGGTTCACAATACACCAGCCTAGTTGACCGTTCATTTAGAACATCTGATTCTGAAGCCAAATGTCCTACTACTGGTATGCCAGTGGTACCAATTCATTACATGAACTTAGCTGGTGTCGGTTCAGGACAGGTATATACAGAAGGAGAAGTAATACACGTCAGTAAGTGGTCTCCCTCCAAATTGTACGGTCGAAGCCCCGTAGCTACTATGTGGAGACAGGTAAATACACTCATTGCCATGGACAATTATGTCTATTCTGCATATCAGAAAAAGAGAATGCCGAGAGGAGTGATGGTGATAAAATCGTCCAACATGGAGACAGTAGAGCGTACTGCACGTAACATTCAGGAGCATCTTGAAAGAGACCCGAATTACATACCAACTATAGGTGTAGAGACCGAATCAGGGCGTGGCGGTCTTGAGTATGTGAGAATGATGGACACATTGGAGGAGTTACAATATATCCCCATAAAGGACGATATAAGACAGCGCATTTCTGCATTCTATGGTGTTTCAAACGTATTCATGAATGACGTATCAGGAGGGGGTTTGAATAACGAAGGCATGCAGATCGTAGTTAGCAATCGTTCAGTATCTTATGCCCAGTCAGTATATGACAGACTTATTTTCCCCGCATTGATGGAAGCGTTTGGAATAGACGAGTGGAAGATATCCTTGACGCCTCATGAAGAGGAGGATGAAGTCATGCAGATGCGAAGAGATGAGATGGCTATCCGTAACATGATGCAGATGAAGCAAGCAGGATACAAGGCCAAGCTCAGAGATGACATAGATGATGCTTACCTCAAGTTTGACTTCGCAGAGCCATCTCCAGAGGAGATGCAAGCCGAAGCCGCAGCAGCTCAAGAACAGGCCGGAGGCGGCCCCCCGCAAGGAGGTGCGCCACAGTGATATTTGAGAAGGCATGGGAGTTAGTCAAAGGAGATAATGCCCCAACCAATCCGAGCCTATGGTCACAGGCTAAGTCAAAGGCCCGTGCTAAATTCGATGTATATCCCTCAGCTTATGCTAACGCTTGGGCCTCTAAGTGGTACAAGTCCAAAGGCGGTGGCTGGAAGAAGAAGTCAAAGAAGGGGAAAAAATGAATGACCAACTCTTCAGACAATGGCCCGAAGACGAGCTCAGAAAAGACCTCCGAGACTGGTTCAAAGAAAAGTGGGTGGATGTCTCACGCAAGGACAAGGATGGCAAGCACCCGCCGTGCGGCAGGGACGATGCTGACAAGTCGAGCAGGGGCTATCCGAAATGTCGTCCGTCGAAGAAAGTTAGCTCTAAGACTCCGAAAACGTCAGGATCGATGAGTGCCAAGGATAAGAAAGCCGCCACAAAGAGAAAGAGAAGCAAAAAGCAGGGAGTAGGAGGAAAACCGACAATGGTCAAATCTGTCTGTGAATGCGATACCTGTCAATCTCTGGTCAAAGCCGTTCTACTCAAGGCTGGCCCAAGTCTATCTGTAGGTAGAGGCGAGAAGCAATCTGTCAAAGCCGGCGGTGGCTTAACTGCCAAAGGCAGAGCGAAATACAACAGAGCTACTGGATCAAAGCTCAAAGCTCCAGTCACAAGTAAGAATCCAAAGGGTAAGGACAAAGCGAGAAAGAAGTCGTTCTGTGCTCGTAGTAGAAGCTGGAAAGGGCCACGAGGCAAAGCAGCTAGAAGGAGGTGGAATTGCTAATGGCAAAGAAAGATGCTCCTAACTATCGCAAAGCGACTACTAGCAAGAAGTGCGGTAACTGTAAAGCATGGGACTCTTCAAAGACTAAAGACCCAAAAACAGGTTATTGTGAATGGTACGATTTCAATTGCCGAGCAGATCATGTGTGTGATGCTTGGGCTCCTAACAACTTTGAGAAAGCATGGAGGGCTATTACATGATATTTGAGAAGGCTTGGGAGGTTGCCAAGCGTAGCGTCAGAGACCCAATACACGGTAGTGTCCCTGATAAGACTGCAATGATAGGTGTAAAAGGCACAGATATCAAACCCCTCAGAAGACAGGGGCATACTCAGAAGAACAAGGTGTTCAAGAGAAAGACAGGCGACCCAACAGCTGGTTCAAAGGGGAATAAAGACACTGATGCTACGCCGGCCGAGAAGCGAGTCAAGGCAAAGCTCAGAAGACTCAATTTAGTAGGTGAGAGAGGCGACCCTAAGCAGAAGTCTTGAATACGATTGTTATATGTGGAGATACTGATAGGCATGAGCGACTCACTTTTTGACCTCAAGAAAATGGACCCTATGGCACGTAGGGCAACAGCGGCATTAGAAGCATTAACGAAAGCAATTGAGACGGAGGATCGTCTTGCTGTAGAGAAGCATCTTGACGCTGCAAACAACGCAATGGCACTTCTAAGAGAAGATTTGAACTTGTATGATTCATTGAACAAAGCAATGCCAAAAAATGATATGGCAATTCAGAAAGGTGTCAGTTTTAATCCGTCTAACACAGACAAGACATTCTCTGGCGGAGAAGAAGCCTCAGCTCTCGGTGTGGTAAGAGCAGGTAGAACCGACAAGCTCTATCGACCACACACAGTGTATTGAGGAATAAATATGGCAGGATTCTCTTCTAATCGTGGCAGTATAGCCGACCGAATGAGGTCTCTTGAGATAAGAGATACAATGCTAATGAAGCAAGACCCGGCAGGAGCTATGGCTGCATCTGACCCAATGACAGGGGCTGGAGCTGCATTATCGAACATTCCAACCGGACAGACACCAGCACAACCACCACAGACTAATACCAAGGCTTTCTTAGATACATTAGCAGGTCAATTGGGAGAAATGGGGGCTCATTTAGGATCATGGCCAGCCACAATAGCTATTCTTCAACAAAATGGCATGTCTACAGATAGTCTGGCTACAGTAACTAACGCAATTCAAGAGCTTCAAGCAAGAATGATACAGACTCAAAGAGCCGTGTCCTTGCTAATGGAAGACCCAGATGTAAGAACTCTAATGAATTATGACGCTCCAGTGGGAACACCTAACATGACTAATGCCATGCCTCCAGTAATGGGCATGGGTACTGGTATGGGGTCATTAGATTCTATGATGGGGGGTGGAATGTAATGTCCGACGATAAAAACGCAGAGTTAGAAGTGTTGAAACAAGTAGTTTCAGAACTACGAACCTTGAACGAGCGCATAGCTAGTGTTGAGGGTGAAAACTTTGAATTACGCAAAGCTGTCTCCGATCCAGAAACTATGATGAGAAAAGCGGGATGGTTGAAGATAGTCACGCCCCATGCAGACGAAACATTCGATCCATTGAACAGAGCCGTTGTAGACGGTGCTGCTTCATTTAACGGACCATTTACGGGCTCAGGAGAGGTTTTTCAAAAGTCCAAGTCCAGATATGATGAGCTACAAGATTGGATTGATGCAGAGGAGGCTTCAAGAACATGAGTTTGAGATACGTTGACCCAATGAAAGAAACACCAGAAGGAAAGCTGTTAGGCATAGTCAAGCAGCTCGAAGACGTAGTTAAGGCGAAATATGGTATGGGCTGTAAAATGGAGAAAGGCATGTGTAAGGATGAAACTTGCTGCCCTCAAGATACTAGGAAAGCCGATGACAGTGACAAAGGCTACAAATCAAATAGAGGAGAAAAGCCACCAAAGAAACTTCCGTCTCCCAAAGGCAGAGACAAGGACTTTGCAGCTTTGGCAGAACCCCGTGATAAAATTACATTTGCAGATAAGATCGCCGGAGCTACAAAAGGCGATAAAAAGATTAAGAAAGCTGACATGAGTGAAAAGAACAAATACTGCCAAAAACACTTTGGCTGCGATTACTCTGAGTGTTCAGAAAAACAAAAGGCGCAGTGTAACAGAGAATGTGGCAAAGTCGAGAAGGAGGACGCAACCACTGCATTCCTAAGAGAAAGAGGTATCTTCGTCAAGTATGAGCAGGAGAAAACTGTAGAGAACGGAGTTCCTCAATTACTAGAACAGCCAGCAGGGACTAGAGCTACAGTATATTCTACTAATCACAGGATACCAGCTATGAACGACGGCCCAAGCAAATCAATCATAAGTGAGGTAGCAAAGATGCCGTCTGTAGCTCAGACTGGTTACGACACAAACGCATCATCTCTTCACATGCACCTAAATTATGCTGGTGGAGTGACAGATAACTTGGACAGTGCCGAAGACGCTCTTGCATCACTAAGGAAGGCACATCCCGACAAGATTGGGATTATTGAAGAAATTGCGAGCCTTACGGAACAAGTCTATGCTCGCCTATGAGGTGGGTAGATGTCAAAAGAAATAGTTAGACAGAGGACTGATGTACTACTCTCTTCTCTAACTGGTCAAGATTCTGAGCTTGAGTCATATCTGCTTAAGCTCGAAGAAACCGAAGCTACGAGTCTTGACATGGCTACTGTAGCTGTAGCTGTTGACCCTCCTCCATACTCAATGAGAGATTTGGACAGACCCATGGCACCCTCTAAAATGGTCATGCCAACAGATATGCAAGCATTTCTAGCAGGTCATACCAAAATCTCTACTAGCTATTCAGGAGATTGGCCAGAAGCTGAAATTGACAATAAGTTTGGAAAGCATCAACCATTTGATTTTGAGTCGAACAGTTGCCCACTCTTACACGGCGGTGCTCATGGAGAACCAGAATATGTTGACATAGTTTTGAGATTTATCGGAGAGCCTATGCAGACTCATCGGCAAATGGAGAGAAAGATAAGATCAGAACTAACAGCGGTCTTTGAAAATTATGGAGACCCCAACCTAAGCATGTTCGACCTTTATTCTACAGATAGGAGCAGATACCCTCAGCTTACCGATGAAGGATATATGCAAGAAAAAAGAGAGGAGCTATCCGGTGATTACGGACTGTTGTCCTATCTTTTTGGTCTCGAATATCAAACAGGGGAGCAAAGAGAAGTAATAATGGGACTTCTTTCTGAGTTGTCAGCTTCACCCGATCCTACTTCACCCGAAGCTAGAACCTTGAAAAACAAGCTACAAGAAAAAGGCGGAATTACCTTTGATAGATTACTTAGGAATTGGAGGGATAGAGCTACTCCTCTCAAATCTTGGTGGTCCCGACCTGCTGACAAATCAGGACCTACTCAACCAGACATGACCAATTCTCCCGACCGTTACCACAATTCCCCATGGCTAGAAGGAGGAGAGAAAAATCACAACTATCATTGGTGGGAGCCATTCCAATATTGGGGCGGTGTCGGAAGGGACCTAAATTCATTCAAGCAAGTTCTAATGCAATCTTATTCTAAAGTATTTACAGGTTCTTGGCTTAGTAGTCTATTATTAGATGCTCTTCCAATCATAGGAAAGCACATGATCGCAGGGTCACATTACCCTGCGGCTGTTAATTCTCCTAACGGTCAGCAGTATGCTTCTACCTTAGCATCTGATTCGGAAATGAACTTAGACTTTGAAAGAAAGAGAGCCAATTGGAGTGGCGGTTCTGCTCATCATCATCATCTGCATCCTTCTGAGATAGAGGGACAGGGGTCCGTCATGATGATACCTCACACGGCTTACACTATGAGTCCGTTTGGTAGAGCTATGATGAATGTAGGAGAACACGGAGCAGCTCTAGCTCCCTTTATCGGTGAGGAGCATCCAAACTCAAACCCCACCTTCCATGACCTTCACAATCAACTTTCTACCTTTGGAAGTAACACTATGTCCTTTGAGGCAAGAAGACTCGCTAACGATGTCATGGCACAATTCGGCATTGAGGTTCTTAGAAGTAAATCGGACGAAGGTAGCAAGCAATATATTGATGTTGAAAGCAACACAATAGCAAGAGGCAATATCCAACAACTCTTAGCGGCTGCTAATTACCGTTTAATGAGAAAGGGAGATACAGCGCAGTTCACAGAAATGCCTCTTCCAGATACTACTACAATGAAACTCATATCTAGCAAAGGCTACTTTGAACCTCTTTCGCCATCTGCTAAAGCAATCATACCTCCTGTGTTCAACTCAGGCAACACAGATGCGTGGGGTCATTTAATGCCCGCAACACTCACATGGAAGTACAACCCAGAAATAGATGACATAGAATTTAATGTTACAGAACAGCCATTTAACATAATGCAAAGAACGGCACATGAAGAACATATCAGAGCTGTAGACCCTGCATTTAACCTCAAAGCAATAAGAACGAAACAGAAAGACATCAATTTACTTGAAAGAGGCGAAAGGGGCTTTCCTTCTCTTCTAACTGATCTACATAAGGCAGATGATGATTACAAACTTACAGGAGTATTTGGAAAGGTCTTGATCGAACCGGCACATATAGTGAAAGATTTGGATGACTTAGAAACTATGAAGGGTTTCAGTGGGGGTTGGGTTGTCCAGAAAAAACCAGAAGGAGACCGCAAACTAATCAAGAAGGAGGGTAAAAGGTTAGAACCTAGTCTACCTAAAGAAATTAGCAAGGACCTCAAATCAATAAAGGGAGATTTTACAGTAGACGCATATCTCAATGATGGTAAGCTGAGTGTAATTGACCTATTGGTACACAAAGGAACCGATTTGTCCTTTGAACCATTAGAAGATAGAATAAATGTTTTGAAGACACTGTATCATTCTACTGACAATGTTCATTTCCCGGCACCTTCTAATTGTGTCTTTTCAGATCATGATGGCTTAGTCAAAGCCATTGCATCCTTCGACAAAGGCGAGTTCCTTGTCAGAGATTCATCATCTACGTTCATCAAGGACAAAGAGCTACATCCAAAATGGATTCTATTTGCTAATGATGAAATATCAAAATCAAAGATATATCCTCCATTGCCTGAGATATCGGTCATGGGCTCTCAAATATATCTTGAATACCCCGAAATTGTTTCCATAGTGAAGGTAGATTTGGGGGTAGATAAGAATGGCACATATATTCAAGGATATGAGGGGCTATCATATTTGGTAAAACAAGCAAGGTCGCAAGAAGACCTTTGGATACCTCCAGTGGCATTTTTGTTGAAGGAAGGCGGAGGCGGTGCAGCAGGTGGTGGTGCCGCGGGTGCAACCACGGGGGCTGTTATGTCAACTTCAGAAGGAACATATAGTCCAGTTCATTCTATTACTAGAAAGAAGAAGAAGAGGAAGATCAAGGAAATAGCTAAAGCTCCAGCGGTTAATGACGAAGAGACCGACGACATAGAGAATATGATGAGAAATGTTGTATCTATAATAGAAAGAGGAGAGAAGACTCTTACATCTGAAGAGCTTTGTGAAAAGGTGAAAGGTCTCAAACACGACCACTTACTTAGATTCGGGGGAGAATATGGTATAGAGAGAACGGAAGACGGTAGCTTCACACTCAATGAAGCCATCGATGACGACATCGCAGATACCCCGATCAAGAAATTCAAATATCCTAGAATGAATGCAGCATCGGCCGATGGAGGAGCATGGTCAGGTATGCAAGCCGACATTACAGCACCAATGGGAGCTACGGAAATTACAGAAGAAGAGAACACTACATTCGGAGACCCCAGAATGGGACAGGACGATGAAAGAGAAAAAGAGGATATACCTCAGCTAGAAATCATATCTGATGATATAGAAAAACCAGAAATTGAAATCGACGAAGATGGAGCTGTTATGAGGGTCCCTCCCAAGAAAAAAAAATCGTCAATAGCTCCGCAGCCTAGCGTTCGTAGCGATTCTGTGAACTGATAGCCCTGTCAGGATTAACATCCTACCATTCATATACGATTGAATATGGAACTACCGACAATGTCCGCAGAGGCTATACTACAACCCTCCGTAAAATGGAGTGCGATTGGCTCTGATTTCATCATGAAGTCAGAATCGAGCAATGGGGACCTCTACATCGCAGGATATGCAAGTGTGGACATGGTGGACAAGCAGGGTGATCGAATACCTTCCGATGCTTTGAAAAGCGCATTCAGGAAGTTTATGGACAATACAGCGTTCAGAAACGTACAGCTGGCTCACAGCGGTATTCAGGTCGGAGAGGTTGTAGGCGACCACACTGATTCACAAGGCAGAATGTGGAAGTCTGAAGTAGACGACCACGGCCTTTTCGTCGTATGCAAGATACGCAGCGACATACAAAAAGCGAGAGAGGTGCAAAAACAAATCCGTGATGGAGACCTCCGAGCTTTTTCCATTGGTGGACAGGCACTGTTCAGGGTAAGTAAGCATACCCCTGAGCACGGCAACCACCGTGAAATTACCGAGCTTGAGTTACACGAAGTAACTCTCTGTAAGAAAGGGATCAACCCTGAAGCTCGATATACAATCTTGAAAATGGATAATGAAACGGAAGTGGAAAAAATGACAGAAAGCGAAGCATTGAATGAAATAAGAGACGGACTAGCTCGTGTGTTAAAGCACATGGACGAAGACGTTGTAAAAGAGAAGAAAGAGGACATGAAGGGCATGTACGAGGACAAAGGCGACATGAAAGAAGACGAGGATGAGAAAACAACAAACAAATCCGAAGATTCTGCGGTAGCCTACATCGACACCCTTGAGAAGTTCGCACACGAGCAAGGAATTGACCTTGACAAACTACGTGGGCACTTCGGTCTTGAGAAAGCGTACCTACCCGGATACGGAGACGGCGGCTATGACCACAGGGGTCAGGGCGACGAGATCGGTAGCGGAGAAGATGCAGCTGAGACCACAAAACCAGCTCTACCAGCTCCCGGTGGCAATCAATATGTCATCAAGCAACCCGGTGTATCCAACATGGCATACAACGAACCATCTGGAAACGAGTCCGTAATCAAGGGCACTGACGTTACTCCAGAGGGCTTAGAGAGAGGTTACAGAGCATACGCAACCATGAGAGACGAAGAGACACTAAAGACTCTAGTCAAAGCTCAGTGGGAAGAGAGATACTCTGCTGAATCAGCTCAGGCTGAAGAGATGAGAAAGGCTCAAGACTATTCTGGACAGATTACTGCACTCAAAGCAGAAATCGAGAACCTAAGAACAACTGGGTCAGACCTACAGAAGTCTGCACCAAGCACAACATCAGACATTCGTGTCCCTTCCCATGAGGAATTTAACGCAATGGGCAATGACTTAGAGGGCTGGAGAGCCGTCGAAGAACTGGCAAGGAGGGCCGTCCGAGGCGAGTAATCGTCTCAGGAAAACACGAGGTGAATTAAAATGAGTGGATCAAGAGGATACATAAGAACAATTGAAGATATGGAGCGCATGTACTACGGTGCAGGTGCAGGAGAGAACGCATGGGCATACAGCGGAACCGACCTTCTCAAGGCCGATTCCCCTTTGATGTCATCTACCACAGGTACCTACCAAGCAATCTTTGGAAGAAAAGTATGGAGTCAGCTGAACCAAGAGTTCAACGCCTTCTCAATACTACCAAAGAAGCCATGGGAAAAGTCCGGGTGGAGAGTTGTCACAGCCAAGCCCGGTGCATCGGCTGATGGTACTTTCAACGTAACTGGTGGACTACCAGAAAACGGTACACTACCTGACACGACCAAACCAACCTTTGCTCACGTCAGCGACAAACCAAGAACAGTAGCTCACACATTCGATCTGAGCGAGACTGCAATGTTCCTAGCCGACAAAGATGACGGTCTAGGAGATGCTAGAGCTGTCATGAAGATGGAAATGGCAAAGCATCACGCTGAGACCATCAACAAGATGCTTCTTTCCGACGTAGGTAACAGATCAACTACCTTGAACGACTTCGAGTCAATCGATAGGTGCATTTCAGCTACTAACGTCGAAACAGCGAGCGGATTCAGCGACATCAATGCTGGAGACCACAAGCAATACAATATTGACAGAGCAGACAATGGGTCTTCCCAGCAATGGTACGATTCAAACGTCGATGCTGGGTCAAGCTCTACTAACAGACCTCTAACCCTTAACATTCTTGACGGAATGTTCCGAAGCATCTGGGAGCGAGGAGGACAGCCGAAGGTTATCCTAACTGGCTACGACACTCTGGAGAAAATCCAGCAGCTCCTACAACCTCAACAGAGGTTCACGGAGATGAAGAGAGTCGTCCCCGGAGTCAACGGAGTGAAGGGTGTACCCGGTATGGAAGCTGGCTTCATAGTCGCAACCTACAACGGCGTTCCACTAATTCCTTCCAAGGACGTAGTAGAAGACAGCGCAGGACTAAGCCGTCTTTACTACATGGACACAGACTACATGTACTTCTGCACAGCTAAGCCAACTCTCTACCACGAATCTGGTATCGAGACTGGTGATCCGTTCGGAATCAACAGACTAGGGCAAATGGGTATGTTCCACACAATGGGAGACCTATGGCAACTATTCTACGGAGCTCACGGAAAAATCAGGGACTTGAGTGCTTGATGGAGATATGGTGGAGAAAAAGAGGTGAAAAAATATGGCAAACGTAAATCTAACTGAAGCAAGCTGCTCCGTGGTCCTAGATACTGGACTATGGATGGGAACAATTGAAAGCTCGACCGCATGGTTGAATGGCATCGCAGGTGTGTCCGCAGGAGACGCCGCTGAGGGTGTAAAGCTAATGATCGTCGATCTGGTCATCACCAGTGCATCTGGTGCTACTACCTTCGACCTAACAGACACAGGAATCACTGGTGTTGTAGGGACCACTGCTCACGCAGTGCTTGGACTTCACAACAACTCAGGCGGATTTGAGATCCCTGCTGACATCAGGACATCTGGTTCAACAGTGCTCTTCACATCCCCGTCTGGAACTAACACCGACACAATGCGATTGACATTACTGTATTCTTGAGGTGAGCCAGTTGGCTCTAACCTTGAAGCATGTAGGAGCGAGGTCGTACACAGAGATCACCATAAACGGTGTTCGATACGGCTTTGGACGTGGTGTTGAACGAGACGATGTACCTGATTGGTGGATCGAGAAACATGTTCTCCCAGACATAGCTAATGGCGGGACCGCTTGGCAGGTCATTAGCACCAAAGGCAAGGCACAAGGCAAGTCCGCTATAGCTGCTCTCGAAGCTGCTGATGCGGCACCAGAACCTGTAGTTGAGGTAGAACCAGAACCAGAGCCTGAACCAGAGCCTGAGCCCGAACCAGAGCCTGAGCCTGTAGTCGTCACCAGTGAGGACTTGCAGCCAGAGGTCGAAGAGATTACAGCAGAACCAGAACCAGAAGAAGAGACAATGTCTGCTTCTGACGTGACTGATGAGATGCTTATGGGTGCAGGATTTTCCGCCGGTATGACTAGGGCGCAGATGCAGAACTGGTGTTCCAGTAGAGGTATAGCTACCATAAACAGGGACACTAAAGCATCATTAACAGGCAAAGCTCGTCAATACCTAGCGGAGGGCAATGAATGACCGATAATCCAAGATCAATCTTTGATGGTGATGGAAGATACGGTAGTCGCACTCGCGTGAACCGTGAGTTCGTCGAAATAACCATGCCCGCTGCGGCCACAGTGTCTGAGACTATACAGCTCAATGGAAAAATAGCTAGAGTCGTTCTCGATCCTAGCAGAATCACTTCTAATGGTTCTGTGACAGCTACGAGTGGAACCTTACAGCTAACTATGGATATCGCAGATTCGGGTAGCACAGAGTACCCCTATTGTGACACAATATCATTTCTTGACTACAGGACTGCCAGCAACACACCGTTGAACTTCCAGACCTCAGAGGGCGGGAACATGAATGCAGACGCTGGAACTACCAGTGGTTTGCATTTCACAGTGACTGCTCCTTCAGGATCAAAGACTGGTGGTGTGGTTATCGATGAGCCAGCAGCATGGTCGGGACTGGTTTGTGGAGCCGTTACAATCACTTTGGCGACAACAGCAGGTGCCTTTACGGGTGGTACTGCGCGTTTAATTATCATATACGAATAGTTTTTTTTTGAAATTACTGTTAAATAGGATTGTCCCCACACCTATCTTCATATGGCACTCACAGTAGAGCAACTTGGACGAACGAATGTAACTGGTAACAGATTATCTGTTGCTCTAAAAATCACTTTTGATAATAGCTATCCGACTGGTGGCGAGGCTCTTGACCTCACGACTTACGTGAATAACATCGAGACTGTCCACATCGAGAACATGGATGGATATCTCTTGGAATACGACAGGACGAACGGAAAAGTCCTCGCATTCGAGTCCGGTGCAAATGGCTCAGCTAACGATGAGGTCGGCAATGCATCGTCCGATCTTGACGGTAAAATCTCCTTCATCACAGTGTCAGGCGGAAGAGCGTAATCGGGGTGAAGCCCGATGGGACTGCAAGTAGGTGAGATAAACCTCCAAGAAGTATTGGAGATACAAAAGAGAAGGGGCAAGCGGTTAGCTGAGCTCGGTAGCAGTGAAGTCAGAAGTGACGACTCTCCTTTCAGCAAGGAGAATATGGCTAAGAACTCACACACTGTCCGCGTACCTATGAGAGGACGACAGAGATTCGATATCCAGAATATAGGGTCAGGGACACGATGCACCAAGTGCGGTCTTTTGCATTTTTGTTGGACACCCGCATGTGCTAGCTGTGGCGGAAAAATGGAATATAACAAGGGGAGTTACTCATGAGTGATGCGTTTCAAGAAGGTTGGGAAGAGATAGTAAAGGCCAGTCCTTGTCCTCTGTGCTTCTCAGCAGGTGGAGAACCCTGCCGAAAGAGACCCGGTAATCATCCTGCTAACAGGTGTAAGTTGCGCCGAAGAGCAATGGAAGCTGGTTATCAAGCAGAGCATTTAGAAGATTGGGATTAAGGAGACGGAGGAGAATGAAGAATGCCAAGAACATTCAATCCGGGGCATAGGCCCAGTCAGCCTCTGTATCCTGACGATCTCGTCTATACCACTGTTGACAAAGTAGTAGAATTTTTACAGTTACCAGAGACAGAGCCAATAGCTCTAGCAGACGCAACAAGTGTAAGTGGTAGCAACATAAGGATACCAATAGCAGGTGCCGATTATAGAAGATGGGGAGTCGGAGCGGGAGATACAGTTACAGTTTATGACGATGTAAAGGCTCTTGGCTCCACATATGTAATCGGAAGCGTACAATCTGTTGGTTCTAGTGGAGCAATATGGTTGATAGCTCCTAATGATGGCAATACTTACAGTAAAGATAACAATGGATTCGTTCAACCTTCCGCAATACTTAGCAACAGTAAGCAGAGAGGGATAACTAAATCAAATGTTGAAAATCTAATTAGGAAAAAACAGGATTACATCGACACAGTAACTAGGAGCGCATGGAGACCCAGAATAGTCGTCGATGAATACAAGAACTTCACTACCTTCAAACCATACAGAAGGAGATACTACACCGATTACGTCGGAGCTGTCTATCTTAATCATAGAAATATTAGACAGGTGCTCAGGATGGGTGTTTGGCAAGGAGACTACTACCGAGAGCTGGCATGTGGTAGGATCAAGCTAAAGGTAGCGGATATGTCTAGCCTTTCTAGCTCTAGCAAGATATTCCTATGCCCTAACGCATCACACGCCGCAACATTACAGGCATGTGCAAGCGGAGATACTTCTACCTCAAAGTGGATACGCGACTTTGGAGCTAAATCAGTGGCTGATGAGATAGCAGGGCTGATCAATGAAGATTCAGATACTAACAAAGCAGCAATACAGATAGGTAGCTTGACACAGAACGGAAAAGCTCTCAATGTTTCTAACGAGTATCTAGCTACAGGCAATAGCGACGATGGTGACGGTGTTGTATGTATTAGCAGTATGAGAGAAGGCGAAGATGGAATCAATAGCACCATTGCAGTCAATCATCCTGCTGGATTAATTCATGACAAAGGGACACTCGTTACGACTACTGTGGCGACTCCTTCTGGAAGTCCTGTCACCTCGTTTTCAGTAGCAGACCCGGCTGGCTTTGTCAAAGGTGCTGGATTAGTATTTATAGAAGATGGCACAAATAACAACAAAGTTGCCCTCTGCACCCTGTCTGGAAGCACATTTACGATAGTTTCCGATCTTACTAGCAATTTCGCAGCGGCCGTCAGTGCTAGTGTGACGATTAAACAGCTACGCTTCAAAACTGACGTTTCCGACGAAGAAAGACAGAAAGACTGGTGGGCAATAGAAGACAATGGTGCTATTCTCTTTAACAATCAATACCCTTTCTTCGAGAATCATAGCTTAAAGGTCTCATACATCTATGGGCAGAGATACCTCAGCAAAGTGATAGAAGAGGCTTGTACCAAGATGGTCGTAAAAGATATACTAATGTCTGACGATTATACTGCACTATTCCCAGAAGGCACTCAAAATCTGGACCTAAACTCAAAGATACAGAAGTTGGAAGAAGAAGTCAAACGTATGTTAATTCCTTATCAAGAGACTATAATGGTTGCAGGAGTAGGTGGTTAAGTGGATGACCTCTTGGAAAAAATACAAAAAGCTACTAAAGAATTGAGTAGCAAATTGACCAAATTTCACGAAACAGCTCCCTCGGTTCAAGAAAAGCTGATGCTTGTAGAAAAAGAGTCTTCCGAAAAGGACGGACTAAACTACTCAGATGAGCAGATTGAAGAAATAATCGACATACAGATGAAAAACCACCCACTTACTACAGAGCTTGAGAAGGCAATAGCCGACTTCGAGGAGGTCTATGAATGACAGATGCAATTTCCATCATTGTCAATCTCTTGGACGCTAACTGGTCAAAGGCACCTAAGCCTTCTATTGAAGACATAGCTGCTTTGGACAAAGGCGACAGCAAGAGAATTAGATTACAGGATAAAGACGTTATTCGTATCTTCGAGACTGCTCATAATGAAGCACAACCTGAGTTATTGTATGACTTTGTAAATGAGCACATCAATCTAACTTTAGATATTAGGACAGTCAAAAGCAGAGAAAGATTGTCTATATTGCGTAATGAAGTCCGCAGGATTCTTCACGGATTTAGAAAGGGAGACAATACAAATATTGACAGGATCATCTTCAAGACTAGGACTGACTTATCAGATCGGACAAAAAAACTGTTCAGATACACCATGCAATGCGAAGTAGTCACATTCAGCTTGACCGCTGGCAGTGAAAGCACATTCATCAATCCAGCCACCAACCAAGTTAGTGGCGCAGATGTGTTTCAGTCCCTAAACACTAGATTGACGGAATTATCTCAGCTCAGCCCTACAGCTAATCAGGCTATAGTCGGAAATGGAAATAACTGGATTACTCAAGAGGTCGGAGACATAACAGCAGTAACTGCTGGAACTGGGCTAACAGGAGGCGGCTCTTCTGGAGCGGTGACACTGAATGTAAGTGGGCTGACCTTATCTGAGCTAGCTGCAAACAGTCTTCAGATAAGCTCGGAGTCTTTTGCAGATAATGACACTACGGTAATGACCTCAGCAGCTGTTCTCGATAAGATACAAGCCGAGCTTGCAGCATATACTTCTGGTGTCGATTTGACAGGAGGAACGGGAGTTCTCATTCAAAGTGAAGCAAATACCGGGAGTGGAGATTACTCTGCTACGATTGCTCTTGATCTGAAAGACGAAGACAACATGGCTTCTAATTCGGCCACACATGCAGCTTCTCAGCAATCGATTAAAGCTTATGTTGACTCTGAAGTGTCGAGTTTAATTGACTCTGCACCGGGTGCTTTAGATACATTGAATGAACTTGCGGCAGCAATAAATGATGATTCTAGCTTTGCTTCTACCATCACTACTAGCATAGCCACTAAATTAGCCAAAACTAGCAATTTATCTGATCTGGCTAACGCTGGCACGGCTAGGACAAATCTTGGTTTGGGGACATTAGCTGTTGAATCTCTTGCCAATCCTCTAAACAATCGCGTGATAACATCTACCGGCAGTGGTTCGGGTTTGAATGCTGAAGCAAATTTGACCTTTGACGGCACCACTCTTACAATAGGCAGCAGTACGTTATCTCTCGATGGTTCTAACAACGCAATCACTGGTCTTGCTTCTTTTGCTCCAGCAGCAGCGAGTGGTACGAATGCAGTAGGAGTCAATACTACAATTTCAGGAGGTAATTCTACAGGTTCGGGAGCCGGAGGTTCTATCCTTTTCAAGACCGCAGCTGCTGGTTCCAGTGGTTCAAGTGCCAACACTCTTACCACGAGATTAACCATCTCGTCTTCGGGTGCGGTATCTGCAACATCATTCGTTGGAGCATTGACGGGCAACGCAGACACTGCTACTACCTTAGCAACTGCTAGGTCAATAGGAGGAGTATCCTTTGATGGTTCGGCTTCTATTACGCTACCCGGTGTCAACGCTACTGGAAATCAGGACACCAGTGGCAATGCGGCTACAGCGACCGCATTGGCAACAGCTAGAACAATTCATGGTGTATCTTTCAATGGAACTGGCGATATCGATCTTAGTGAAGTCATTCAAGATACAGTAGGTGCTATGTTCAGCAGTAACACGGAATCAGGCATAACAGTGACCTATCAGGATGGTGACGGTACGATAGACCTATCTGTTGCTAGTCAATTGACACTCCTAGATGAAGATAATTTTGCTTCTAATAGTGCCACTTCAGCAGCAAGCCAGCAGTCTATCAAAGCATATGTAGACAATGAAGTCGCGGGCCTGATCGATTCAGCACCTGCGGCTTTGAATACACTGAATGAGCTAGCTGCGGCATTGGGGGATAACGCATCGTTTTCAACAACTACGGCTACAGCACTAGGTAATAGATTAAGGATAGATGTCAGCAATCAAGGTCTGAGTGGAACACAACAGGGCAACGCGCTTACAAATCTAGGCATAACAGCCTCACTTGCAGAAATAAACATACTAGACGATGGGCTGGCGGCTGGAGATATCCCAAGCTTGGCGACAAGCAAGATAACCAGCGGAACTTTTGCAGATGGTAGAATATCCGCCTCTTCTGTTCAACAACACATTACTGCCGGTGCTCTAATCGACATTAGCTCAGGTTCAGTAGCAGTAGACCTATCAGAAGCCACCGAAGCGGCCGTGGCTGTTGCCGATGACTACTTTTTATTCCTAGATGGAGGGGCTACAGGAGCAACCAAAAAGGAGGCTATAGCCGATTTCGTGGCTGCCATAGCCGGTTCTAACCTTACAGCTACAAATGGCGTATTGGCGTCTACCGATACTAACACTCAGCTTACTACAGAACAGGTTCAAGATATTGTTGGAGGAATGGTCGATGGGGGAACAGAGACCAACATAGCAGTCACTTACGATGACACTGGTGGCAAACTCAACTTCGTCTCGACAGACACAAACACATTCAGAACAGTGACAGCAGGTGGAAACACACTGGGAAGCTCAGAGACATTAGCATTTACAGCGGGTTCTAATGTAACTATAACAGAAAGTGGCGGTGCAGTAACCATTGCATCATCAAATGCTAGTCTTTCAGCTGAAGAAGTTCAAGATATAGTCGGGGCTATGTTCTCTAGTAACACAGAAACCAACATCACTGCAACATACCAAGATAGTGACGGGACAATTGATCTGGTTGTTGGTTCTGGTGCGGGCCTTAGTGACACCGACGGATTAAGTGAAGGCTCAAGTAATCTATATTTCACCAATGAAAGAGTAGATGACAGAGTCAATGCACTCCTAACCGCAGGATCGAACATTTCTCTGACGTATGATGATGCGAGCAACAGCTTGACATTGGCCTCTACTGATACCAACACACAACTTTCCACTGAGCAAGTACAGGATATTGCCGGTCCACTCGTCGCAACAGGCGGGACTAAGACATTCATTACAGTAACTTATGATGACACGAATAACGACATGGATTTCGTTGTCCCTGTCAAAGATGAAGACAACATGAACTCTAACTCTGCAACACACCTTGCTACACAACAATCAATCAAGGCATACATAGACAGCAAAACGGCATCCATAGTTGATTCTGCTCCAGAAGCTTTGGACACTCTCAATGAGCTAGCCGCAGCATTGGGGGATGATGCTTCTTTCTCAACCTCAATCGCTACTAGCATAGGAACCAAACTTGCGAAAGCTAGTAATCTTTCGGACCTCGCCAATGCAGGGACTGCAAGAACCAATCTAGGTCTTGGTTCATTAGCGACTCTCTCAAGCATAGACATAAGCTCCAATACGAATCTTGCGGTGTCATCTCCGATAACTCTCACTGGAGATACAGTTGGTTTAGATGACCCTGCAAACCTAACTCAATTACACGCAACCGTTAGTCTGCCATTGTCTGCTTCAGAATTATCAGATAAGTTTCTCTTATGGGATGAAAGTGCTTCTGATTACAAGTATATAGAGTTAGAATCTATCATAAATATGGTTGACCATTCCAATTTCAATACCATAGCAGTATCGGGTCAATCCAATCTCGCAGCCGATTCAGGAAGTGATATTCTTACTTTGGTGGCAGGGTCAAATGTTACGATTACTACTACTGCCGGAACAGATACCATTACCTTTGCCTCTACCGACACCAATACAAATC